TCTGTATCGTGAGGCAACAAGGATTATTGAGGACGGCAAGGTTCTGACTCAGACCTACCACCGTACTTCTCTGACACCGGGCCAAGACCTGACAGGCCAACCCGCCAATGTAGCGGCTATCTGTAATGTGGCATGGACACCTGCGGTTATAGCCGCTTATCAAGCCGCACAAGAGGCAAACCGTCCATGACCGAGCCAGTAAAACTAATCATAGAACTCTCGCTTGACGAGGTAAACGGCATCATCGGTGCCTTGGGCGAACTGCCAGCCAAGACCAACGCAATGGCGCTGATTCAGAAGATCCAAACCCAAGTCGTCCCGCAACTACCGAGGCCGGAAGAGAACAAAGATGTCGCAGCATAGTACAGAAACTATTAAACAAGTTACTGATGGTCTATCGATCATCACCGTGCTTGGTACATTAGCAGATATTCTGCCTGCTCTGGCAGCAATATTTTCTATCGTATGGTCTTGCTTCCGTATTTATGAAACTAAAACAGTGCAATCTTGGTTAAAGAAAGGTAAACAAAATGAAAAAGCCGACAACTAAAAAAGGTAAAGCAGAAAAGGTTGGTAAAGTTATGAGTGAGTACAAGTCTGGTACTCTGCATAGCGGTAAAGGCGGGCCAGTGGTGAAGTCACGCAAGCAGGCAGTGGCGATTGCAATGTCACAGGCTGGTATGTCCAAGAAGCCAATGATGATGAAGAAGACTGGGCGTGGACGATGAAACCAGGACTCTATGCCAATATCCAAGCCAAGCGTAAACGCATCAAAGAAGGCAGTGGTGAAAAGATGCGTAAGCCTGGAACCAAAGGTGCTCCTACTGCTAAGGCTTTCAAAGAAGCCAAGAAGACTGCGAAGAAATAATGGTCAAAAAAGTCTATCAGAATCCTAAAGGTGGTTTAAATGCTAAAGGTAGAGCCTATTTCAAGCGTACTGAAGGCGCTAATCTCAAACCACCAGTATCGGCCAAGGAAGCAGCAAAGTCCCCCAAAGCAGCAGGAAGGCGTAAGTCCTTCTGTGCTCGTATGTCTGGGGTTTCGGGGCCAATGAAGGATGAAAAAGGTAGACCAACAAGGAAAGCACTAGCACTAAGAAAATGGGATTGCTAAATGGCAACTACATATCTACAATTAGTAAACGATGTCTTGACACGGTTGCGTGAAACCACTGTTAGTAATGTATCTGATACTGACTACAGTTCACTTATCGGTAAGTTAGTCAATGACGCAAAGCGTGAAGTAGAAGATGCTTGGGATTGGGAAGCACTAGCAAATACTTACACTATTTCTACCTCCAATGGTACAACTTCTTATTCGATTACTGGTGCTGGAGATGCTTCTAGGATTCATCGTGTGTACAACACTACTAACCGTATTTACTTAGCAGAACGACCACACGAGTATTTTATATCCAACATTGATCTAGCGGCACAGACTCTTTATGGTATACCCGCTTATTATTCCACAGATGGTATTGATGGCAGTGGTGATCTAAAGATTCAGATCTTCCCTGTGCCTGATACCACTTATACCATTAAAGTTGATGCTTATACCCCAGAGGCAGAACTAACCACTAACTCTAGTTCAACAAAGTTACCAAAGATACCTATTGTGGCGCTGGCATGGGCTAAGGCCATTGAAGAGCGTGGTGAGGACGGTGGTGTCAATGTTAGCAGCCAATACGCTGTAGCAAAGCAGGCACTGGCAGACAGAATCGCTGTAGAAGCCAATCGCAGACCTGATGAGTTCTCATTCTACTGGGTATAATGCCAAACAAACCACTACAATCTACTGCAATAACATCTCCAGGTTTCTTTGGGCTAAATACTCAAGATTCTGGTGTAAACCTTAATCCATCGTTTGCACTAGAAGCCTTTAATGCTGTTATTGACCAATCTGGTCGTATTGCTTCTAGAAAAGGTTGGGCATATACAACTACCTCTGGCGGTACTGGAACCAATCCTGAAGTTATTGCTGAGTTTGATAATCACGATGGCACCTTCAGCATTCTGTCATTTGGTAATAATAAGTTGTTTGTTGGTGAAACAACGATGACAGAGAAGTTAGTTCGTAACGCTGATAATAGTGCTAATGCCACTTATACTATTACAGATAATAACTGGCAAGTAGTTTCTGCTCAATATAATAGTGGACTAACAACATCGCCTCATGCTATAATTGTACAAAAAGACCATAAGCCATTAGTGTACCACAAGATGCCTATTAGTGGTGGCGCTGCTCATGCACACACCGGCCCTTTTGGCTTTCAATTGTTATCCGATGTTGGTAATGTGCCATCAGGCTTTAGTAGTAGCACGTTTTTGCCTAATTGTGGTATCGGTGCCTTTGGGCGCACTTGGCTTGCCAATATCAATGACACAGATAAGTTAACAGTTTATTATAGTAAATTATTAGATCCTGTTGACTTTACTGGTGCCGGTTCTGGTGTTATCAACTTAGAAAAAGTAGTCCCTAATGATGATAGGATTGTAGCACTAGCGGCACACAATAACTTTCTTATCATCTTTTGTAAGAATAATATTGTTATCTATAATAATGCTGATAATATATCAAATTTGGCTTTACAAGATGTAATTGTTGGTGTAGGATGTGTTGCTAGAGATTCTGTGCAAAAGATTGGAACAGACTTATTATTCTTGTCCAAGACAGGTGTTCGTAGTCTTGCTAGAACAATTCAAGAAAAATCAGCACCGATAAAAGACATCAGTATAAATGTAAGAGATCAGTTACTTAACTTTATTACTTTAGAAGACGAACTGTCGTACAGAAGTGTCTACTACGAGAGAGATGCTTTTTATTTATTGTCTTTACCTTCTATTGGTTTTGTGTACTGTTTTGATGTAAGAGCCTTTTTAGAAAACGGCGCTGCTAGAACAACAATTTGGAACAGCATTTCACCAAAAGGAGTAGCAACTACTAGGAATGGTAGACTCCTTATTGGTAGAGAAAACGGCATCGGAGAATACAAAAACTATCAAGATAATGGTTTAAGTTATACATTTACATATTATACTCCGTACATTGACTTTGGATCGCCATCGATTTCAAAAATGCTCAAGAAGATTGTGTTAACGATCTTTGGTGCTAATCAAACAGCATTAGATATTAGATGGGCTTTTGACTACTCATCTGGCTATAAAAGTGTACAAGTAACAACCGCAGCCAGTAATATTGCCGAATACGGTGTTGCTGAATATGGAATTGGTGAATATTCAATATCAGTTCCGTATGAGCAAATTAAACGGCAACTAAGTGGTTTTGGTAATGTGGTTCAAATCGGTATTGAAGTTGCCATTAACGGTAATGGTGTTTCAATACAAAAACTTGATGTCTATGCCGTAACCGGAAGAACAATTTAATAGGATTGTAAAACATGGCAACTTTTGCAGAAGCACTTCCTGGATTACAAGCCCAGGGATACACTAACATAATGGATGCCTTGGCTGCTTATAATGCGGCCAATGCTGCTGCATACTTTAGTGCTCCAGCGCCAGCCCCTGCTCCGGCCCCAGAGCCTGCGCCAGCATTATTTATGCCTACGTCTGCTCCAGAGCCTGCTCCGGCACCAGTAGCGGCCCCTGTAACAAGTGCTCTTACTCTTCCGCCGCCTGTAACGGCTGGAGGTACTGGAACAGGGATGATGTTGCCTAGTATTTCTGTGGCACAGACTAATAGAATTGTAGACGAGGCAAAGAACAGGCTTCCTAACTTTGAAGACCGTATTGATGAGATTTCTCGTATCTACCAAGAAACACTTGGTCGTTCTCCTGACATTTCTGGTTTACTATCTTATGCCGAATCTGATAAGTCTTTAGATACGATTAAAAAAGATATGGCCTATTCCCCTGAAGGCCAGTCTTTGATTAAAACAATTTATAATAACACTCTTGGTCGTGATCCAGATGCAAGCGGATTAAAAACCTACACTGAGTTTCTTGCTAAAGAGAAACCGTATATTCAATCTTACGGCAACAGCGAGATTGAGGCACTGAAGACTGAGTTAAAGATCTCTCCAGAAGGACAGAAACTTAACCCTGATCCTGCTGCCGCAGAATTATCTCGTATCTATAAAGAATATGCTGGTCGTGATCTTGATGCTTCCGGATATGCTTACTTCAAAGGCGCACTAACTGGGCCTGACGCTGCCGCTGGTATTGCTGAAGCCATCAGGACTGGTGATGAAGCAGAACTTCGCACTAGGCTTGGTCGTCAGCCAACGGCACAAGAAACACAAGACTATATGCAACAGCGTGATCGACAGCGTTCTGCTGAAGGTCGTCAGTTTGGTAACTTTGTTAAATCTATTCTACCTATAGCACTTAACTTTGCTGTTCCTAACATTGGTGCTAGTATTGGTGCTTCTTTAGGATTAACAGGAACTGCGGCTAGTGCAGTCGGTAACGCTATTGTTTCTGGAGTTGTGTCAGGAGTTGCTACTGGGGATGCAGAAAAAGGTTTAGTGACAGGGGCATTGGCTGGACTTGGCACAGCAGCAGTTCAGTCTGGTGCTGTTGGAAACATAATGAACAACATCGGTCTTGGTGATGTTGCAACTACGCTGAATATACCCACAAGTACAACTAATATTCCTGGTATTGAAGGCTTTGGTGCCGCTGCCGATCAAGTAGGCGGTGCTGGTGCTGGCGGGACTCCAGTGTTTACTATGAACACTCCAAGCGGAATGCTTAATATTCCTGCTGGTGGTACTCCTGGATTTACAGGTATTGATTTAAGTAGTCAATTAGCAGGTGGTCCTAATATTGGTAACTTTGGTGCTATCAATACTGGCGGCTTTATGGACGCTATCCCCAGTGTTGCTAACTTAACACAGAGTCTTATCAATGCTGGCATCTCGCCTGGAACTGCACAGAACTTGGCTGGTGCAACCTTGGCTGGTCTTGGTGGCATTGGCGGTGCCTCTGTTGGTTTGCTGACTACTGGGCTGACTCCCACTGGTCCTGCTATTCCCACGCCTACACCAACCCCGACTCCTACGCCAACCCCTACGCCTACGCCAACCCCTACGCCTACACCTACACCTACGACAAATTTGACTAGTCTGTTGCCCGCAGCAACTAGTTTATTTCCTGGTATTGGTAACCTTAATCTTGGAGGTCTTGTTGGTGCTGGCATAGATCTTGCACAGTTGCAGGCACTGCAGCGTGAGGCTACTGGCCTTGGTCGTGAACTAGCCGGAGAAGCCTCTAGAATTGGCCGTGAAGGCGCTATTCCGTTTACTCCATATACTGTTACCACAGGCGCTGGTGTAGGCACTGTAAGGCCAGGAGAGGCCACAGCGGTCACTTCTCCAGAGATGCAGGCTCTGCGTCAACAGCAACTTGGATTGGCTGGTCAAGCCTTTGGTGCTGTTAATCCTGCACAGGCTGCCCAGACACTGTATGGTCAGGTTGAGGCCTTGGCTGCTCCTGGTCGTGCTCGTG